ACAACAAAGCGCTATTTCAAGATGATTATTTTGAGCCAAAAAATATAGTTTCAAGGTCCTTGCAGTATAGCGGTGGCGGAAGCGGCGTAGGGAGAATGTTAAAAAAACCAAGCACCTTTAAAATGAAAGGTTACGGTAGTAAAAGTAAAAAATAAATTATGGCCTACTTACAACCAGAAAGTGACGCAGTAGTAAAAAAGCTTCGTAAAACAACGAAAGGTAAAGGCCGGCATTTTTTAACAGCCAAGGAAGGCGCAGGTATGACAGCAGCCGGCAGGGCCGCGTACAACAAAGAAACCGGTGGAAACCTTAAGGCACCTCAACCAGGAGGAGGGTCTAGGCGAACTTCTTATTGCGCTAGATCAAAAGGGCAAATGAAAATGCACAAAATTAATTGCAAAAAAACACCTAAGAAAAGAATTTGCGCGGCAAGACGCAGATGGAAATGTTAATAAAATGAAATCAAAAGGACTAGGCGATTCTATAGAAAAATTTACAAAAGCAACAGGAATTAAAAAAGCTGTTGAAGCTACAGCAAATGCAATGGGGAAAGATTGTGGTTGCAACAAAAGAAAAAATAAATTAAATAAAATGTTTCCTTATAAATGAAAAAATTATGGCAATGGCTAACCGGTAATGTAATTAAAGAAGTTGGTGGGGTTATAGATAGTTTAACAACTACAAAAGAAGAAAAACTGGAAGCGCAAAGACTAATAACAGAAATATTAGAAAAAGCAGACAGTGAAGCCCAAGAGCAGGTTAGTGCGAGATGGGCGGCCGATATGGCATCAGACAGTAAATTATCTAAAAATATAAGACCAATGGTGCTTATATATTTAACAGTTATATTTACTGCTTGTGCTTTTTTTGACGGTAACATAGGTCAATTTAAAATAGCCGAAGAATATATACCAATATTCCAAACATTACTGGTAACAGTATATGGTGCGTATTTTGTGGGTCGCAGTTGGGAAAAAACAAAATCAATTAAAAACAATCAAATTAAATAAAATGGCAAAAATAAAAAAAGAACAGTTAGAGAAATTACAAAAGCTTGTTGGGGCATTTAATCAGCTTCAAGTTAAAATAGGCGAAATTGAAATTGATAAACATCAAATACTTCACCAGGTATCTAGCGTACAGGGAGAGCTTCAGACATTTCAAAATGAATTAAAAACTGAATACGGGGATGTAAGCGTTGATATTAATGACGGATCAATTAAAGAAAATGAGCCTAGTAAGAAAGATTAGTATTGGTAAAGACTATAAAAATGATGCCATGCACTACGCAGTTGGGCAAGAGGTGTACGGTGGTCATATTATAGATAATATAATTGAAGAAGAAGATAAGTATTCAATATATATAAAAAAGAACAACGAGGTATTGCCGTGGAAAGACTTTAATAAAAACATGGCCATTTCCGTAGAGTATAATTTAGACTACTAATGAATGCTTTGTTTGATTTTATTGTAGAGCCTTTCGGCTCTGCATCTACGTCAAAAAAAAATATAAACGAAAAAAGTTTTATATTAAATACAGAAATGCAAAACCACAACTATGTAAATAGGATTGGTATTGTAAAGTGCCTGCCGCTTATAAATAAAACAAATATAAAAGTTGGTGATAAAATTATAGTTCACCATAATGTATTTAGAGAATATTATGATGTGCGCGGCAACCAAAAGCGCAGCCGGTCTTTTTTTAAAGAAAACCTTTATTTAGTTAGTGAAGATCAGATATTTGCTTATAAAAATGAAAAATGGAAATGTCTACCCGGTTTTTGTTTTTTAAAACCAATTAAAGAAACAAAAATGTTTTCTGTAGATTTCGAAAAACCCGGCATAGGTATTGTAAAATATACAGACGGTAGTATAGAAAAAAATTCTTTAGTAGGTTTTAAATTAGGCTTTGAGTATGATTTTTATATAGAAAACCAAAAATTATATAGAGTTCCTACAAATCAAATTACAATTAAATATGAATATAAAGGAAACGAAGAAGAATATAATCCAAGCTGGGCATAAAGCCGTAGAAGAACTAATTAAAGTTGCAAAAGAAAGAATAGTTGAATCAGATGATGATTTAGCTGCAGATAGATTAAAAAACGCAGCAGCTACAAAAAAGTTAGCAATATTTGATGCTTTTGAAATTTTAAATAGAATACAAGAAGAGGAAAATTTACTATTAGACAAACCAAAAGAAGACGTAAAAAAACAAGCTTTTGGGGGGTTTGCAGAAAGGCGGTCTAAATAATGTATAAGCAAAATTTATATAGTATTATAACGCCTGTAAAAACTAATACAATTAGTAGATTAAACAAATCTAAAAAATGGCAGTATGGTTATAATAAAGAGCATGACATTATTATTATAAGCAAGACTGGTAGAATAGGTGAAATATATAATATACAGGGATTAAAAATAGCCTTACCAAAAGAGCCCGCTAAAATATGCAAAGCAAATAATAGATGGACTATTGAGGAGTACCCTAAAGAATTAAAAAAAATAAAGTCCGTATTTGATTGGGAGGAGTACCCAGCGGAGTTTAAAGAAAAATGGTATGATTACATCGATCAAGAATTTACTCGAAGAGAAGACGGCTTTTGGTTCTATAATAAGAATGTGGCTACTTACATTACTGGTACTCACTATATGTACTTGCAGTGGAGTAAAATTGATGTCGGTAAACCTGACTTCCGCGAATCAAACCGATTATTCTATATATTCTGGGAAGCTTGTAAGGCCGATTATAGATCCTATGGTATGTGCTACCTCAAGAATCGACGGTCTGGATTTTCATTTATGGCATCAGGAGAAGTTGTTAATATGGCGACCATATCAACAGATTCTAGGTTTGGGATATTATCAAAATCTGGCCCTGACGCCAAGAAGATGTTCACTGATAAGGTGGTACCAATATCCGTTAATTACCCGTTCTTTTTCAAACCGATACAGGACGGTATGGACAGACCAAAGACAGAACTTGCGTACAGAGTACCAGCAAGTAAATTTACCCGCAAGAAACTTGAGACCAACGAGACGCTACGTGAACTCGACGGTCTTGACACCACGATCGACTGGAAGAACACAGGCGACAACTCGTATGACGGCGAGAAGCTCAAGCTACTTGTCCACGACGAGAGCGGCAAGTGGGAGCGCCCGACGAACATCCTCAACAACTGGCGCGTTACGAAAACAACGCTAAGGTTAGGTAGCAGAATTATAGGCAAGTGTATGATGGGTTCAACTAGCAACTCATTAGACAAGGGTGGCGATAATTTTAAAAAAATATACAATGACTCCGACGTTACAAAAAGAAATAGAAATGGGCAAACTAAGTCAGGATTATATTCTTTGTTCATACCTATGGAATGGAATTACGAAGGATTCATTGATTCTTACGGAATGCCTGTATTCGAAACCCCACTTAAAAGCTGTGAAGGCCCTCACGGGGATGTTATTGATGTCGGGGTTATTGAGCACTGGAATAACGAAGTTGAAGGTTTAAAGAAAGATCAGGACGCTTTAAACGAATTTTACAGACAGTTTCCCAGAACAGAGGAACATGCGTTTAGAGACGAAACTAAAAATAGCATATTTAATTTAGTAAAAATATACGAGCAAATAGATTATAACGAAAATTTGTTTAATTCAAACGTTGTAAACACTGGTAGCTTTTCTTGGGAAAATGGAATAAAAGATACTAAAGTAAGATTTACACCAAACCCCAATGGTAGATTTAAAATAAGCTGGGTGCCTTCAATTAATTTGCAAAATAATCAAATAATTAAAAATGGCGTTAAATACCCAGGCAATGAACACATTGGGGCTTTAGGTTGTGACAGTTACGATATATCTGGAACTGTTGGCGGGCAAGGATCCAAAGGCGCACTTCACGGGCTAACTAAGTTTTCAATGGAAGACGCACCTCCAAATCACTTTTTTTTAGAATATATAGCTAGGCCTCAAACTGCAGAAATGTTTTTTGAAGATGTACTTATGGCATTAGTGTTTTATGGGATGCCAATTCTTGCAGAAAACAACAAACCAAGACTTTTATATTATTTAAAAAGAAGAGGCTATAGGGGCTATTCAATGAACAGGCCCGATAAAGTTTGGAATAAACTATCTGTTGCGGAAAAAGAAATAGGCGGTATACCAAATTCAAGCGAAGACATAAAACAGGCACACGCCGCGGCAATAGAAAGCTATATTGATAAATATGTAGGCGTTACAAGCGAAGGCGAATATGGTAATATGTATTTTAATACGACCTTAAATGATTGGGCTAAGTTTGATATAAATAAAAGAACAAAATTTGACGCTGCAATAAGTAGCGGACTTGCGGTAATGGCTTGCAATAAAAATTTATATAGGCCAGTTCCTTTAATGCAAAAACAAAAACTAAATTTAAAAATTGCTAAATATCACAATAGCGGTAATTTATCAAAAATAATAAAATAAGTATGGCTGAATCAGTTGTAAAAAGTTCATTTCCTAGTCAAGTTGCTAGCGACGCAGAAAAAATAACTGCGGAGTACGGGTTGAAAGTTGCTAGGGCTATCCAGGACGAATGGTTTAACACCAGCTCTATGTCTAATAGGTTTGTTACAAATAGAAATCATTTTCATAGGCTAAGACTATATGCAAGAGGTGAGCAGCCTATACAGAAATATAAGGATGAATTATCTATAAATGGGGATTTATCTTATTTAAATTTAGACTGGAAACCGGTTCCTATTATACCAAAGTTTGTAGACATAGTTGTAAATGGTATGTCAGAAAGAACATTTGATATAAAAGCTTATTCGCAAGATCCTTATGGAGTAGGGAAAAGAACGCAGTATATGGAGGATGTTCTTAGAGATATGCACGCAAAAGACTTATCGGAATTTGTGGCAAATAATTTTGGGATATCTATATTTAAAACAGATGTTCAAGATCTTCCTGAGACAAAAGAAGAGCTTGAAGTTCACATGCAATTAACTTACAAGCAAAGCGTGGAAATTGCCGAAGAGCAAGCTATAAATACTTTACTAGAAGGTAATAACTACGATTTAACAAAAAGAAGAATTTATTACGACTTAACCGTACTAGGCATGGGTGCTGTTAAAAACAGATTTACTTTATCTGAAGGCGTTATTGTCGATTATGTTGATCCCGCTAATTTAGTTTATTCTTATACAGAATCACCTTATTTTGATGATGTATATTATATTGGAGAAGTTAAAGACGTTGCCATAAACGAGTTAAAGAAACAATTCCCTAACTTAACCAACGACGATTTAGAAAAAATATCTAAAACTTCCTACCAAAGTAATTCTTTTTACAATAGACCTATTAATGGGTCAGCCGCCCCTGATGTTAATACGGTGCAGGTGTTATATTTTAACTTTAAAACTTATATGAATGAAGTATACAAGGTTAAAGAAACTGCATCAGGTGCTTCAAGAATTGTATTAAGAGATGACCAGTTTGATCCGCCTATAGAAATGTTAGAACAGCAATTTGGTAAACTTTCAAGATCTTTGGAGGTTTTATATGAAGGGGTTTTAATATTAGGTACTGACTATTTGCTTAAATGGGAAATGGCTAAAAATATGATGCGCCCTAAAAGTGACTATACTAAGGTTTTGATGAATTATAGCATTGTAGCGCCAAGAATGTATAAGGGCAAAATTGAATCTTTAGTTAGTAGAATAACAGGGTTTGCTGATATGATACAGCTAACGCATTTAAAACTGCAGCAAGTTATGTCGCGACTTGTTCCTGACGGTGTTTATTTAGATGCAGATGGTTTAGCTGAAATAGATTTGGGCAATGGCACAAACTATAATCCGCAAGAGGCGCTTAACATGTTTTTTCAAACAGGTTCTGTGATTGGCAGATCATTTACACAGGAGGGAGATATGAATCCCGGTAAAGTACCTATTCAAGAAATAACAAGCGGTAGCGGCGGAAATAAAATGGCTGCCCTTATAAATACTTATAATTATTACCTTCAAATGATTCGCGACACGACGGGTCTTAACGAGGCTAGAGACGGCAGCACTCCGGACGCAAGAGCATTAGTTGGTATTCAAAAAATTGTAGCTGCAAATAGCAATACTGCAACAAGACACATATTAAATGCGGGATTATTTTTAACAGCGCAATTAGCAGAAGGATTATCACTTAGAATATCTGATATATTAGAATTTTCAGAAACAAAAGAAGCATTTATACAAAAAATAGGTGGCCACAACGTAGGAACATTAGAAGAAATGGGCGATCTTCATTTATATGATTTTGGTATATTTATAGAGCTAATGCCTGACGAAGAAGAAAAACAACAGCTTGAAAATAATATACAAACCGCTCTTTCCGCTGGCCTTATAGATTTATCCGATGCTATTGATATAAGAGAAATTAAAAATATAAAGCTTGCGAATCAAGTTTTAAAACTTAGAAGAAAGAAAAAGCAACAAAGAGATCAGCAAATACAGCAGCAAAATATTCAAGCACAGGCACAGGCAAATGCCCAGGCCCAGCAGGTTGCAGCACAAGCTGAGATACAAAAAAATCAAGCAATTAAAGCTCAAGAGCTAGAATTAAAGCAAATGGAAGCTCAGCTTGAAGAAAGAAAAATGCAAGTTGAAGTGCAGTCTAAAATGCAATTAATGAATTTAGAATTCCAATATAATGTAAAATTAAGAGAAATGGATTCTATGCAAAAAGACACGATCGCGGCTTCTAAAGAAGACAGGAAAGACGATAGAATTAAAATGCAAGGCACTCAGCAAAGTGAATTAATAGATCAAAGAAAAAACAATACACCCCCTAAAAACTTTGAATCTAGCGGAAATGACATATTAGGCGGTGGATTTGACTTAGGTTCTTTTGAGCCCAAGTAATAATAATAGTAGTAATTTTATAATATTTTATCATGGAAAACCAAGAAGAAAAAGAAATTCTTAAAACTGAAGAAACCAAAATAGATACCGGAGCCTCTATTGCAGATGACGGTACAATAAAATTAGATTTAAATAAATTAAATAAACCTAAGGAAGATGCCATTCAAGAACAAGAAGCAGTACCAAGCAATGATACTGTCGGACAACCCGAAAACGAGACAAGTAGCGAAGAAGTGGTTGAAGAAGTACGGGATGCCGAAAGCGATGGGAAAAATGCTGAGCCCGTTCAAAATGAAGAGCAACCCATTCTTGAAGAAATAATAGAGGAGGAAATTCAGGAGCAAACGGAAAACCTTGAAGAAGAGGTAACCGACGCAATACAAGAACAAAAAGAAACTGGCGTAGAGTTGCCAGAAAATATTCAAAAAGTTGTAGACTTTATGAATGACACCGGCGGCTCACTTGAAGATTATGTTCGATTAAATACAGATTATTCACAATTAAATGAAGATCAACTTTTAAAAGAATATTATCAATCAACAAAACCACATTTAGACGCAGAGGAAGTAAGTTTTTTAATGGAAGATAATTTTAAGTTTGACGAAGAGTTAGACGAAGAAAGAGACATTAGAAAAAAGAAAATAGCGCGAAAAGAAGAGCTTGCAAAAGCTAAAAAACATTTAGACGGATTGAAGTCTAAATATTATGAAGAAATTAAATCGGGTATAAATTTAAACCCGGAACAGCAAAAAGCGATTGACTTTTTTAATCGCTATAACAAACAAGAAGAGGAAGTAAGTAAACAAAAAGACGTATTTTTAAATCGTACAAATCAAGTTTTCAATAAAAATTTCAAAGGTTTTGACTATGAAGTTGGAGACAAAAAATATAGATTTAACGTTAAAAATGCCTCAGAGATTAAAACAGCTCAAAGCGACATTAATAATTTTATCAAGAAGTTCTTAGATGAAAAAAATCAAATGTCAGATGCTAAAGGCTACCATAAATCTCTTTTTACTGCTATGAACCCAGATGCAGTTGCAAAACACTTTTATGAGCAGGGCAAAGCCGATGCAATGAGAGAGAGCATGGCCAGAACAAAGAACGTAAACATGGATCCGAGAGGGGTGCATGAATCAACTACGCTTCAAAACGGCTGGTCTGTTAGATCTGTAAATGGTGTTGATACTTCTAAACTTAAAGTAAAAATTAGAAAATAACAACTAAAAATATAAAATTATGAGTTTTAATGGAACAGGTGCAGAACTTAATCATGTAACACCACGTCCAACAAAAGGATTGTTTGCAAATAACTATCTTTCTTTGACCGACATGGCTTTTACACAACAATTCTTGCCAGAAGTATATGAAAAAGAAGTAGAGCGATATGGAAATCGTACTATTTCTGGATTTTTACGAATGGTAGGAGCTGAAATGCCTATGGCATCAGATCAAGTAGTTTGGTCTGAGCAAGGGCGACTACATATTGCTTTCGACGATTGTAAAATAACAACTAGCCACGCGGCAGCTAATGAAGTGCATTTTGAAAATGACGGCGCTACTGTAGCAGGATCTCAAACTGCAGCTGAAAAAGCAGCATTAATTAACGCTGGACAAACAGTTATTATTGCAAAAGACGGTATCGTAATTAAAGCAAGAGTAAAAACTGGAGGCACAGGTACGAGTACAAACATTGAAGTAGAACCTTACGGCGCTACCACATTAAACGCTATTGTAGCAAGTGGTAATGTAACCGGAGTTGCTGTATTTGTTTACGGATCTGAATACAAGAAAGGCAGTAGCGGCGTTGAGGCTCAGCCAGATGCTAAATTTACTCAATTCAACAACAAACCAATTATACTAAGAGAAAAGTATAGTGTTAATGGTTCTGATGTTGCACAGATTGGGTGGGTTGAAGTAACTACTGAAGCTGGAACTGGAGGCTACCTTTGGTATTTAAAATCTGAGCATGAAGCTAGACTTCGTTTTGAAGATTATTTAGAAATGTCTATGATTGAGGCAGTAAAAGATGTAGCAGCAACAGGAGCTGGATCTGCAGGAGCCGCTGGCTTTACAGGTTCAGAAGGTATGTTTGCCGCTATTGAAGACAGAGGGTTAATATTTAACGATCCGGATTTTGGAAACGCTACGCCAGCAACTGGCATTGGCGAATTTGATACAATTTTAGGTGAGTTGGATAAGCAAGGTGCTATCGAAGAAAACATGCTTTTCTTAGACCGCGCAACCTCTTTAGATATTGATATTATGTTGGCTGGACAAAATGGCTATGGAGCAAATGGCACGTCTTATGGTGTTTTTGAAAACAGCGAAGATATGGCCCTTAACTTAGGCTTTAGTGGTTTCCGTAGAGGATCTTATGATTTCTACAAAACAGACTGGAAATATTTAAATGATTCAACAACCAGAGGACTTGTTGGCGATGTACTAGGAGTAATAGTGCCAGCCGGAACTTCAACTGTTTACGATCAAATTTTAGGACAGAACATTCAAAGACCGTTTTTACACGTGCGCTACAGAGCTTCTGAAGCTGACGATAGAAAAATGAAGTCTTGGATTACTGGATCAGTCGGCGGAAACTTTACAAGTGACGTTGACGAAATGAATGTTAATATGCTTTCAGAAAGAGCACTATGTGTTCAGGCAGCTAATAACTTCGTACTTCTTAAGAAAACTACAGGATTCTAATAAGGAGTAATTAAAAAAACTCTGGGGTCACAAAGTGAGAGTGGCCCCCGGGTTTTTATTATTAACTATTTAATTATATTATATCATGGCTAAAAAAGCTAAAGCAGAAGAAGCTGTTGAGGTTGCACCTCAGCCACAGGTTTTGCAAAAACCACAAAAAGTAAAAAGTACAAAACCCGAATGGGAAATTAAAGATAGATTATATTATTTAACGGAAAACTTCGGTAGTCCAATATTATATTCTTTGGCGTCAAAACATAGCACAAAATTTCCTCTTCTTTATTTTGACGAAAGCATACAAGGGCAAAGAGAGCTTAGGTATGCTACAAATCAAAATTCACCATTTGTAGACGAGCAAAAAGGGCAAGTAACTTTAGGTAGAATAAATTTCAGAGATGGAAGGTTATTTGTGCCAAGAGAACAGCAATCGCTACAAAAATTACTTTCTTTATATCATCCATTGAATGGAAAAGTATTTAAAGAAAACAA